GTTTAATTGAACTGCAAATAAATTATAAATATTTATCATATATAGTTTTTTTCTTTATATTATTTGTAGTGCTTATAGCATAATTCACTAAAATTAGTCAATTGCAGAACTTCCTTATATGTACTGACTTTATAAGCATCAATACCATCATAACCCATTTCTTTTGCTACTTTAAATCTATAATGACCACAATGTATTTCATCATCCTTAAATACAGCAGGAAATAACAATCCATCTTCTTTCATATATTTACGAACAGTTTCTAAATGCTCTTGATTCCACTCCATTTTATCTTGTAATGAGTCAAAATCTATGTATGATAGACGTTCGGGAAACCATATTATTCTCGCTTTCATTATATTCATAAGTATTATATAGTAGGTTATATGCTACAAAAACTAAATTTCAAGCCCGGTTTTAATAAGATGGTCACGGATTCTGGAGGCGAGTCTCAATGGGTCGATGGTGATTTTGTTCGATTTCGATATGGACTACCTGAAAAAATAGGTGGCTGGAATCAGCTTACTATTGAATCTAAAACTTTACCAGGTGTAGCCAGAGCACAGCATGCATGGACATCTTTAGCAGGTGAAAAGTATACTGCAATCGGTACCTCACAAGGTTTGTTTTTATATTATGGTGAAGACTTTTATGACATTACTCCTTTAGATACAGCAATCACTGGAGCTGACTTTGATGCAACAACCGGTTCACCAACCATTACAGTCAACAAAACTTCTCATGGTTTATCTGATGGACGATATGTAACCTTTTCTAGTGTTACCGTTCCAACTGGATCAGGATATGCTACATCTGATTTTGAAGACAATACATTTGAAGTATTAAATTCAACTACAAATACTTTTGAAATTACCATGCCATCTAATTCAGCAGCTACAACTTCTGGAACTGGATCAGCTGAAATTGATCCATACATAGTTGTAGGTCCAACATTTCAATCTGCAGGTTATGGATGGGGAACCTATTTATGGGGTGAAGAAGCATGGGGCACGGAGCGTTCAACAAGTAACGTGGTCCTGGATCCAGGCTTCTGGAGTTTAGATAACTTTGGTGAAATATTAGTTGCAACAATTCACAATGGTAAAACATTTACATGGAATGCAGGAACTGCTGGTGCAAGAGCAATTAGAGCAACGGTTATGACGGGTGCACCTACTGCATCAAGACTTACACAAGTATCGGATAGAGATAGACACGTATTTCATTTTGGAACAGAAACAACAATTGGAACACCTTCAACACAAGATCCAATGTTTATAAGATTTTCAAATCAAGAAGACTTTAATACTTATGCACCAACTGCAACAAATACTGCTGGAACATTTAGACTAGATAAAGGAAATGAAATTGTAGGAGCGGTATCTGGTAAAGATTACACTTTAGTATTAACTGATAGCTCTGCATACGTAATTCAATTTGTTGGTCCACCATTTACTTTTTCAGTTAAACAAGTTGGTACAAACTGCGGATTGATTGGTCAACATGCACTTACTTATTCTAATGGTGTTGTCTTTTGGATGTCAGGCGAAGGTGGATTTTTTATGTATGATGGTACCGTAAAAGCAATACCTTGTTTAGTTGAAGACTTTGTATTTACAACTACAGGAGATAATTTAGGTTTAAATTATGATGCAGGCCAGATTGTTTATGCAGAACACAATACTTTATATAATGAAGTAAATTGGTTTTATGCAAAAAACGGATCTGATCAAATTGATAGATGTGTTACATTTAACTATGGAGAAAACTGTTGGACAACATCATCACTTGCTAGAACTAGTTATACAGATGCAGGGGTATTTGATTTACCATATGCAACAGAATACAATGCAACAGCTGTACCTAATTTTCCAATACAAGGAATTACTGCAAGATTTGGAGCATCAACTTATTATGCTCATGAAACCGGAACCGATCAAATCAATTCATCTGGTACAACTTCTATTGATGCATATATTCAATCTGGAGACTTTGATATATCCGCAAGAAGAAGTGCTTTAGGGGGCACAACCGGTCTTGCTGATCTTAGAGGAGATGGTGAATTTATTATGTCTATGAGTAGATTTATACCAGACTTTAAAGTATTGACCGGTAATTCAAAGATTACATTACTATTGAATAACTATCCAAGTGATACAGCATCAAGCTCACCACTAGGACCCTTTACAATTACATCATCTACTGATAAGGTAGATACTCGAGCAAGAGGAAGATTACTTGCTATCAAAATTGAAAACGACGCTATAGGTGAAACTTGGCGTTATGGAACATTAAGAGTAGATATTAAACCGGACGGAAGAAGATAATGAACGGACTATACGACATATTAGAATCATATAGATTGCAAGATCCTAAATTTACTTATGAGGGTCTTTATCAAGATCCACGTAGAGATGATACTACTTATTACAGTGGAGATTTAAAAGATTATCCTTATGGTTTAATTTCAGATGTTGGAAATTATCAAGCATTTCAATCATCTGCTTTTCCACAAGATTATCCATGGTCTAATTCTGGTGTAGGTAGTTTATTTGATCCAAGAGTAGGTAAATCTAGACAATCAATATATTTCAATGAACCATCTTTGAATGCACCGCAAGATTTCTATCAATCCATAGGAGATCCATTTCAAACTGATTATCCAACTACAAGAACTATACAAGAAGAAGATGAAGAAGACCAAATGATTCAAGAAATCACAGCACCATACACAGGTGTTACAGGTATGGGATATCAAACTCCTAGAACCATAGCAGATCAAAATAGAATTTTAGGTCAAACATTTACCGAACAAAAACCATCAGGCATTGCAAGATTATTTGAAATATTAGGTAATCTTCCAACACCAATGAATATACTTAGAGGTGGTTTAGAATCTTTACAAGGATTTAATCAAAGAATACGTAACACAGATTTCGGTAGATCTAAAACTTTACAAGAATATTTTCAAAGAAGAGAAGCTAGAAAAGATTCTGAAAGATTACAAACTGTAGGACAACAATTACAACAGGCTTCTGATAGAGGTGGAGGATATCAAGATACTTCAAGAGAACAAAATGAAGCAAGAACTTCTAGTCGTGTAGGACCTGGAGGCCAATCAAGAGCGTATGGATTATAATGGCTAGAATAACTTCATACATACCGGAACCAAAAGAAGAATACGATGTTGAAAACCAAAGACAAATTCTTCGTGCAGTGGATACAATTAAAACAGAATTAAATTTCTCATACCAAGAAGATTTACGAAAAGAACTAGAAAGATTTACTTGGTTCAATTCGAGGTTTGGTTGCTAACATGTCTTGCAACAATGTAAATGTTGAACCAACAGTAATTGGTGGTGGAAATGGATCAAATGCTTATGATGCATTTGGAAGATTAAGAGTATCTAATCCATTTACTATTTTTGATAGTACAAATGTAATGTCAAAGAATAATCTCTTTGATGAAGACTTAACAGGATCAGGAACAGTTACTTATACCGCAAATAAATCTACAGTTAATTTAAATGTAACTACAGCTAGTGGTGACAAAGTTATTAGACAATCAAAAAGAGTTATGTCTTATCAACCAGGTAAGTCATTATTTATATTTAATACATTTGTAATGAATGCACAAGAATCTGGATTAGAACAACGTGTTGGAACTTTTGATGCAAACAATGGAATCTTTTTTGAAGACACTGGAACAGGTTATCAAATTGTAAGAAGAAGTTATACATCAGGATCAAGTGTTGATGATCCAATTGCACAATCATCTTGGAATGGTGATAAGTTAGATGGTACAGGAGCTAGTGGATATGATTTGAATCCAACTAAAGCAACTATTTTATTTACGGATTATGAATGGTTGGGAATGGGAGCAGTTAGAGTTGGATTTGTTATTGATGGTAAATTTATTACAGCACATACGTTTTTAAATGCAAATAATTTAGATACGGTTTATATGCAAACTGCAAACCTACCAATAAGATATGAAATAGAAACTACAGGAACGATATCTGGTGCAGCGGTATTACAACAAGTATGTTCTTCTTGTATGATTGAAGGTGGCTATTCTCCACAAGGAGTTATTCAATCAATTGGAACTGCTTCATTAGCTGGAGTTGCCTTAACAACAGCGGGTACGTTTTATAATTTAGGAACCATTAGAATTAAATCAGGAAGACCTTACGCACTTATTATTCCTCAAGGTTTTATAGCTTCTGCTGTAGCTAACTCTGACTTTGAAATACAATTAAGACAAAACGCAACTCCTTCAACAGCGTTTTCATACACAAGTTATTCTGATGATGTAGAGTATGATTTAGACGGTACTAAAACCATTACAGGGGGAACAATTATAAATAGAACTTATTTATCGGGTAAAGGAGTTTCTATTGAAAACTTTGGAGATGGTTTTAATTTTGAATATCAACTTGGACAAACAATAGCAGGTGTATCTGACACACTAACTTTAT